CGCAGTAGCAATGGCGGCAGGAACCTGCTCGAACGTCGGCGCAGCACCGGTGCCCTTGTACTGATCGAACCCAAACGGAGCGAAGGTATTCGCCATGGGATTTACCTTTTCAGGGGATGGCCTCGATCATCGCGCACCGGGGCGATACGAAACCGGGTTATCAAACTTCCCACGCCGGGGGGAAGGATTTGTCGAATTAACCCTGAATTGGTTATGCTGTCAACATATACAAAAAAAGGCCCGTCACTTGCGCGACGAGCCGGAATTGTGCTTTGCATTGCCATGAACAAATTTTTTGTACCCCATCCATCGCTTTGATGCAAGAAAAAAGGCCCGCCGAAGCGGGCCCATTAGAGCGAGGATGATGGGAGGATCAATCCTCGGGAATCGGGATCGGCTCAAAGGCCTTCTTTACTTTGGCCAGCGGCGCGTCCTTGTTGCTGCGCTCAAACTGCCCCGCAGGGGCCTCATTAAGCTGCTGCTCCTTCACGCGGACCTGATCGCGGGCAGCCTTCTTTTCCTTCAGGCGGATCTCGTCCGTAATCTCCTTCGGGCGCTCCATCAGCATCATGCCCTTGCGGAGGATGATGTCGTCACCGGCATACCCAATCGGCATCATCTCGGGGTGCCGGGAGGCGGGGACAGGCTCCCAGCCAGAGCGGCGAAGCGCCACCTGATAGGACGGATCCTCCTGCCCGAAGACGGTGAACCGCTTCCACTCGTAGGTCCAGCCGTCAGGAATGCTGTTGGCGTCGACCCAGAAGTCATCGGTGCCGTCTTCCAGATCACCGCCGTGCTGGCGGATCTCATCGGCGCGCTTTTTTGCGGACTGAAGAGACGACAGGCGGCTCTTTTTCGGATCCACCGTCGGCTTCACAATCTTTGCGTCTTCCATATCTCTCTCCATCAGTTCATGCGCCCTTCGCGCTTCAAATCTCGCATGTTCCGGGCATATTCCTCGGGGGTCATGTTCATCATTGAAGCCATCTCACGCTGCTCTGCGCTCAAACGGACAACATTGGGACGACTGCCGTCGCCATTCATGCTGGCGCGGCTCACAGGGGCAGTGGCTGGTGCCGCACGGCGCTGGTGCCTCGGGGCATCTCCCTGCTCAGCCGACCGGTTCACGCCAAGGGTGCCCTCGACGTGATCGAAGTACTCATCGCTGTCCGGGGAAATGCCATCTGCCACGGCAAGCTCGTGTGCGGCCAGCATTTTGCGATTGAGCTTCTGGTCACGGACGAACTCAGGGTGTTCGCGCACCCACGAGGCAGACCTAGGCGTAAGCTGGGCCGCGAAAACTTCGACAGGGTCACCGGCATAGGGCTGCTGCTGTACCGGCTGCTTCTGCTGCTTCTGCTGGCCCTCCATGGCGTCACGGCCCTGCTCGATCACGTTGGCCTTTACGGCCAGATCGTTCATGCGGTCGTTGATCTCTGCCACCATGGCATAATTGCCCTGCGACATAGCCTCGGCATACTGAGACCGGAGCATGACGCGCTCGCTGTTCACCATATCCAGCGCGCTCGAGAGCATCTGGCGCTGGTTATCCTCGACCTCACGGGTCATCAGATGGGCCTGCGCTGCCTGCTGCTGAGCCCTGCGCTCTGCCTCCACGCGGGCCTGACGCTCACGCTCAAGGCTGACCTTTAGCTCCCTGATGCCATCCTCGGGGGATAGCTCGGGCCTGCCTACTGACGCCTTATCGTCGGTTAGAACGATATCCTGCTCCTTTTCAGGTGCAGCGTCGTCCTTCAGCACAATTTCAATGTCGCCTTCGTTTTTATCGGACACAAGCCTCTCCTCAGAAAATCAAATCGGGGTGCGAAGCCTTGCCGTAGATGCGGACATCTTCCAGCAACCGGCAATTCACGCCATTGACGACCAGTGTGGCGCCATCCGAGGCGCGGAAACCAACCCAGTCGCCCGCCTTGATCTGGACGTTTCCAAACCACTCGCTGTCGGCAAAGGCGCCGGGGCCAACCTTCAGCACATAGCCGACTTTCCCCTGATATAGGTCTTCGTCACGGACTTTGTCAGTGAGGTAGATGCCGCCCTTGGTCTTTTCAGGGCGCACGTAAATTGCGACCAGCACCTTGGGGCCAAACAGGTCGAAGCCGGAAATATTTCCAACTCTGTCGACGATGTCCTTCGCAGGATCCTCGTCGTGATGCATTGAAGTAATCGGCACGTTTCTCTCCATCAACGTTTCAGTACATTCTCACGCGCTGCCTCGAGCAAAGTCAACGCCATGCGTAACCCCTCGATCTGCCCCGTGAGTTTTTTGTAGTCCTGCATGTCTGCCAGCAGGCCAGCGCAGACGCTGTCACGAAGCGCCTCGATATTCTGCTCAATGAGCCTCTGAAGCTCCGAAGCTAGTCTCTCCATAATCTCTCCATCTCTCCAAGTTGGTGGGGGCGAGGCTCTGGAGAGAAAACCCCGCCCCCGTAACACGTCAGAGCATGACCACCGACGTGTTAATTCCTCTTCTTCTGGATCTCGGTCTTTTCAAGCCGACCGAGGCCACCGCCGGCACCCGCATCCATGTCCTTGTAGGAGCTATAGGTGCGGTTACCAACACGGCCACCGGCCTTACGCGCCATTGGGCCCATAGCCGGGGGCGGAACGCCGAGACCCGGAGGGAGAGCGCCGTGACCCGGAGGAGGAGCGCCTCCCATGAGGCCGGGGGGCAGACCCATGGGAGGCGGACCCATGGGAGGCATACCAGCGCCGCCAGCCATCGGAGGGGCGACAGGCATAGGCGGGCGCGGCATCGGGCCGGGGATACCCATCGGAGGCGCCATGCCCTCCGGATGCTTTTCACCGGCAATGATGTTGATGTGAATGTTGGTCTTGCCCTTGGCGCGACCGCCGCTCTTGCGAGCCATGCGACCACCAGTCGGGCGCGACCCCGACGGATCCTCATGGACCTTGCCGCCCTTCTTCTTCCCCATTGAGCCCATCAGCATTGCGGCAGGAGAAAGCATCTTGGGGTCTTTTACGGCCATGGCGACCGGGCTCAGGTAGTCCATGGGGCCGCCGTCCTTCTTGCCCGCACGCCCGCCACAGGCCTTGCAAGTGCAGACCTTGCCGTGCTTGGACATCTCGGCCTTGATCAGCTTCTTGTCCATGGCGGCGTCTTCGTGGATCTTGCCGCCCTTCTTGTAGCCGCCGGTATGGGGATAGCCGCGCTCTTCGTTGGCTTCCTTCAGGTCGCGGTTCATCAGGCTGTCGGCGGTCAGGGCCTTGCCACCATCCTTGCGGTTGGTGCGGCCACCACGCTTCTCGGGCGCAAACGGGCGGTCCGTGGGCAGCTGATCGAGGAAGCGGTCACGACGCGGCATCGGCATTGGCGGCTTCGCAGTGCCACGCTTAAGGCGCGGCATCGGAACCGGGGCATTTTCGGCTTCATCTTCTTCGATGAGGCGGCGAATTTTGGCCTCGCGGGCCATCCGTGCAGCCTCTTCGGGGCCAAACTCAGGCGTGCCCATTTCGCCGCCGTAGTTCTTGCCCTTGCGCGGCTTCTTACCGGCATGCTGGGCGCCGTTCGCACCATCAACCTTGCCGCCCTGCTTGAACGCACGACGCGAGATCGGGCGCATACCCACCTTCGCGTTGGTGTTCATCGTGGGCTCGGTCCAGCCAGAAGCGTCGACGCTTCCCTTGGTAGGCGCAGCACGACCCTGCGCCTTCTCCTTCATAGCCTTGCGGGCCGTTTTCGCCATTTCGCTCATAAGAGCATGCTCCTAGCTAGGTTACGGGCGTCCCCGTTTAAGCTGCCTTGCGATTTTCACGGCGGTCTGGACAGCATCAGTGCCGAATTTTGAATGCACAGAACCACCCCGCTTAAATTTTGGCGGGGTGGTTGGCATATTAGGCTGCGTGGATTCAGTCGTCAAAGGCTGAGGCGCGGGAGCAAGCTGAGAAGCCGGATTTCCACCAGCAAGAGGGTGCAGGTGAGCGGTAGCTATTGCTTTTTCGACTTGGGGGTCGACTTGGAGCCCGTGTTTTTGGGCGAAGGCGCGGTCAACCTCTTGGAGCCGTGGGGCGAGAACAGTTGATACGTATTCGAGAAGATCGGATCGTCCGGACCCGCCAATTTTACGGATGTAATCTTCACCATTTTGATTTTTACTCCAATCGTTTCCAATCAAATCGCCATCAGAGGCGAAAATCTTGGCATCAGCGTTGTTGTGGGTGGGAAAGGCGCTCTGGACCGCCGTCGTCATGGCCTTGTGGAATGGCCTTTGATCTTTTTCAGTGCCCGGAATGCCGAAATTCAGCATGCGAACAGTCCTATTGTTTATAGGAATAACTGCCGCATTGCCACCGGAAAGCGCATCCACGTGCTTGCCGAGGCGAACGATATGATCCGGAGTGACATCATTATCGAAGTTAAATTCGATGCCGTTCGCCTGCGTCACCTTGGGGTTGTAATAGGGGCGGTGATACCCCACGCCGTCCTGTTTATGCAGCAAGCCCTTGGCTGCGGCATATAACTCCATCATCTTTTTAGACGATTCGTCTATATCGGGGCTCTGCAACGCGCCTTTAACGCGAGTAGAGCCCGCCATCATATGCGTCTGGGGGTTGGAAGCGCCTTGCCAATAGCCACTGGCATCAACTCCGCCCGGCGACATGATGCGAAGAAACTTGGCAAGCAGATCGTTACCCTTTTCGTCCTGCAATGCCTTTGAAACCATGCCGTGATATTCGGCCTTTGCCGCCGAAGGAAGCTGCTCAATGCCGTTAAGGTGGCCAATCTGCTTGCTGGGGGCGCTTTCCCACGACACGTAACCAAGGTTTTGATCAAGGAAGTCAGAGAAATCTCGGGCGCTGCTGATGATATCCTTGCGGGTCACTTTCTTGCCCAGCGCCATTTCGCGGTGAAGCTCGGAAAAATCGTCTTCCCGACCGGGCTGGATCTCAAACCGAGATGCGCCACCATTGCCGGGCACCATCTGCGCCATGCCTCGGTTCACAGCTTCGCGCTTGGCATCGTTAGAGGCACCCTCCATGCGGGTCTTAATGGCCGTCCAGATCGCCGCCTGCACCTGATGCGGACGCCAGCCTAGTTCGTCGGCCAGCTTCTTGGTCATATCCTCCATGAAGGTGTACTTCTGACCAGATCCTACCGCCGTGTCCGGGAAACCGAAGGCGTGAGCCATCCACAAATCCTGCGTCGAGCCCTGCAACCGCTTCGGGTCGATGTGAACCATGAGGTTGTTCCAGAAATTGTTGGTCTTGCGACCTTCAAACGGAACATTTTCGTTCATCAGCAGGTGAGCTTTGAGATCGCGGTCAGCCGTGGCAATGTTTTCATAGCTGCCGGGCTTGTGCCGAGCGATCAAGAACCGCTTTCCGCTATCATCGAGCGGCACTTTGGTGATGCCAGCGCCTTCACCACCAATGCTGCGCGAGTATTCGTTCGCCTCTTTGATGCTGCCAAACGTCCTGTCACGATCAATGATGTCGCCGTTCCAAAGCTGCTCACCAGCTTGCGCGCGGTTGTAAGCCTTCATAGCGTTGCCGGTGTTCACCGGCACGGTCGTCTGCGGGCTGTAGATGGCGATAAGCTGGGCGAACTTGTCGGCCTCGTTCTTGTCGCCATGAAAATAGTCGAGGATGCGCTTGCTCGACTTTTCGTACCACCTGCGCCCCGGCGCCCCTTGCCGGGCAAGGCTCATGAGATCCCCGTACAGGCTCTGCAAAGCCTCACCAGCGGGCTGGTTCTGGTACATGCCGACCTGACGCCCGATGTTGGTGCCGCGCACCTGCTCCAATGCCCGGGCCATGGTATGCATGTCCTGCTGCGGAGGCGTACCCCCCCGCGCATAGCTCATCGAGACACCAAGCTTCTTGGCCGCGTTAATTGCCCGGGAAATCTTGTCGTCCATTACCGCCTCGTGAGGTTGCGGGCCAAAGCCATGGCTTTGTGTACCATGGGATTAGTGGAATTTACCAGATGCCGGTTAACGCCCCCGCCGTTAGCCTTTTCAGATATCGTGCCACCAGTTGCCGCGCTCAGATGTGACAAATGCGCCAAGCGCGGATCAAACCGGGCAAACCTCGACCTGACTGTTTTTGGGTCTTTTATGGCAAAACTGTCAGCCGTCTCAGGAATTCGTTTTTGAACATTTGCGCGGTTCCAAAGATGCGGTCCAACATCAGTGATGTTTTTGAATTGGACCCCTCGAGCGTTTGAAGCACGGGCTAACTCATCAGTGGTCTTTCCTTCCGGGCCACCCCCCCAAAAATTTCCACCAAAGTCATGGGTTTGATATTCACCCGATTTAATCATCATGGGGATTGAGACGGGGTTTTCCCTGCCGGAATATGTCGCAGCTATATCTGGGTCAGACGTTGCCCAAGCCCCCGTTCCAGCAGTTTTTCCTTCTGTCCTAACAGTATTCAAGGACGCCCCCGGGTCTCCGGTTTGCCCTCGATATGCTTTTACGTCAAAACCAAGAGCTTTCGCCCTATCCATGCGGCTATCTTCGTCCATCGGCATCTGCATGCCGGTGTTGCCGCTCTCATAATGCTCATGGAGACGCTTCGGGTCAGCCTGACCCATCAGGTCATCAGTGACTTCCTTGGCGCGGTCTTCGCGGAGCAAAAGTGCGATATGGTCAGCCGCATTTTGGGCTGGCGAATCTCCACCTTCTTTCCCCTCCACCTCACCCCCATCCTTGTACATCGGCAGGCCCTGTTTGACGGCGTCCCGCAAGCCGTCGGTGATCTCGAGGGCGTGGCCATCGTAGCCTTTAGCGCGGGTGTGGGTGTAATCGGCTGGCAGGTCATGCGAGAACATCTGCACCCCGGGGTGGTCGGGGTCGAGGCTCTTGACCAGCTTGTTCATCTGGGCCGGGATTATCTGATCGTAGAACGACTTCATGCCGCTCCCCCGCTCCTCATCTTCGAAGTCGTACATATCGGCGTTCGCCTGCCCGGGAGAGAACACCAGCTTGCTGTAGCCGCCGTTTACCGCCTCGGTGAGCGCATGCTTGAGCACGAGGCTGGTCCAGCCCTGCGTTGAATTGACAAAGGGGCCCTGCGGCGGCTTGTTTGGGTCAGACGGACCATCAACGCTTGGATCCTGAAACCCGTGCTTGCGCCCTGCCTGCCCCCAGTCAGACTGGATCTCCTCGACGTGCAAGGCTCGCGGGGGCTTGTAGCCCTTCATCGCATTGTTGCGCCAACCCCAAGCGCGGGACAGGTTCTGCGCCTCCTCTTTGGTGATGGTCCCTCGGCTTACCGCTAGGTCAGGGGCGCCACTGCCCCAGTTGGCGGGTTCCGTCCCCAGCGACTGGGTGAGGTTTGGATCGGACAGCATCTTTTCGACTATTCGATCACCCGCCTTAATGTCGGGGGGCTCGATGCGGTCAGCCATGCGGATATGGGCCACCACATTCTTGTGCCCGGGCCAGTGCCTGTTCTCTTCGAAATTGTTGTTAGTCTCAGGCAGCTTCAACCGATGCTCGCGGTAATTGGTATGCCCGGGAAGGGTGTAATCCTCGAACTGGGCCGCCTCCTCGGCGTCCGGATCGGTGGGGTCGTAGCTGGAGTGGTCTTCGCTCAACAACTTATCCACACCGATGTTGGGCATCTTTTTATAGAAGTGCTGGAATAGCTCCTCTGAGGTCACGCTGGGCTTGCCCGAAAACGCCTCGTCGAAGCCTGACTGGGTGAATTCCTCGGGCTTGACGCCAGCCTTCACTAGCATGGCGCGCATCTGCTGCGGGGAGCCCTTCTTCTGGCTCAATTGCCGGGCGGCTTCGGCGCCACGGGAGTAGAAATTCTTGAAATTGACGACGCGGGCAGGGAGGTTTCCGGGCGTGCCGCCGTCAGCAAAGCCGGTGCGACCGCCTGCGGATTTGCGAGCGCCGTAGAGGGTGTCAAGGGTTTCGGGGTCAAATGCCCTGCCGCTAGCCTTGATGGCATCATTCATGTCTGCAACTTTTGCGGAGACAGTCCTATCCCCACGAAGAAATGCAGCGGCAACACGGTGGTTTCCGTCGCGGAGGTGATGTGTATTGCCTATCTTCTCAATAAAAACAGTTTCGGAGCTTGGATTATATAGTTTTGATTTACCAATAACATTTTGGTCTGTTACAATTTGATCAATTGGTATTTCCATCTGAGTAGCGCTAGAATGCGCTTTGTTTACGGCTTTTATCAAGCCCTCAGAGAAAGACTGCTTAGCAGGGGTTACAAGTCCATACGGATATTCCGCACGAGGCAGAGGATTTTCGACAGCTTCGTTTTCGGGGATACCTGCGTTGTTTTTTCCAACAGGCTTCAAAGCATCAATTGGTGACCCACCGTCAGCATACCCCCCGCTCGCCTTCCCGGGGCGATATGCCTTTGCAGTCAGGAGGGCCCTGCGGGTGATCTTCTTCATATCTCGGTGCCTTCGCCAGAGGTGCGGGCAGACATCTCGTGGGCGTGGCGGATGTGCTCGGCCAAGATCTTGTCGCCAGCCAGCCCGCGCTTGTGGGCCTGCTCGGACGACGCTTTGATGGCATCCCCCTCAAGCCGCATCTTCTCCAAGGTTATGTCAGCCTGCCTGTCCAAATCACGGTTCTGATCATCAGCCGCAGCGCGGGCCTGCTGGAACTGCATCTGCTGCTCCTTCAGGGCAAGCTGCTTTTCCTTGAACGGATCCTGCGGCGCCAGACCGGTGCCCTGCGCGGGCTGCTGCTGGGCCTTGGCCATCTCAGCCTGAGCCCGGATCATGTCCGTCTGAGCCTTGGACTTGGCCGCGAACGCCTTGGTGTCAGCGTCCTGCTTCTCGACCTGAGCCTTGGCAATTGCCTGCTGCATTTCCGGCGGAGGCTTGCCCTGAGCCGAGGGCGGAGCCATGAACTGCTCAGGATTGTTCCAGCCAATCGCCTGCAGCGCCGCCCTGTCGACCGCGATGGGGTCGTACATAGTCGGGTTCGCCGCCTGAAGCTGCTTCAGCGCCATGATCTTCATCACGCGCTGAGCGTGGCTGGAGGTATTGGGGTCCGCCTGCGGCACCATCAGCCCGTCGACGTATTCCAGCGCCATCAGGAACGTCTGTTCGTCCCACGGGTATGCCGGGCGATTGTTGGTCTGCCAGAAGCTTTCCGGGTGCTCCTTGAAGCACCGCGCCAGCAGGGTGAATTCCTGCGCCTGAGCCGCGTGCATGCGCTTGTGGACCGAGTTCAGCACCTTGGTGGACTGCTCGATCATGGCCAGCGTGGTGCCGACCGGAGCATCGGCGCGACCCTCTCCAACCTGCATCTCGGATGTGCCGCCGATCCGCATGCCCGTCTGGGCCATGTTCTCGACTAGAGCCATCAGCGCCTGAGACGGCTCCTTGTACGGCAGGGGCATGATGGCTTGGCCAATAGGCATGCCGCCCGTCTTCACCAGCGCACCGCCACCGGGCGGAACTCTAAAGATGTTGGTGTTCTGGCGGGCGCCCGTGTCGGCCATCAGGAAGCCGGGGAAGCTGGCGAACATGCCAGCGTCCAGCATCTCACGCCACGCGGCGGTGACGGCGTTGGTGGTATTGCCGAGAATGTGCAGCAGCCCGATGCCGTAAAACCCCAGACCGGGCACAAACTGGTAAGCCACGAAGTTCTGCCGGGCCTTGGGCAATTCCTTGGTTTCTTCGTCGTAGTTCCGGACGACGGACAGCACCTTGCGGGACGACACGTCGACGGTAACAATGTACGGGATCTCTAAACCCGTAACCTTTCCCTTACGCTTGTGCTCAAACCCACGGATATCCAACTCGCAGTAGATCTCGTAGATCTCGCGATCTCGGTCATCCGGGCGAATTGAGTTGGGCATGATGCCCTGAATGGCCTTCTTCTGATCGCGGACGCTGTCCTGCTTCTGCTCGTTGGGCGTCGACAGGTCTTCGTCCTTGTACACACCGAGGATCTGCATCCGGCGGACGGTGCTCGCCCGCATCATGATCCGATGGGTGATGCGCTTGGCGTTGCCGAGGTCAGTGGCCGAGTTGTTGACGATCAGGTCATCGGCGTCCACGCTTTCGGACACCGGTCGACCGCGCAGCGGACAGAAGTAAATCTTCTTGAACGCGGACCCGCCGAAGCCAAGCATGAACAACATGCGGTCGGTGTCCGGGTAGTACTCCGTTGCCGTCGAGGTCAGGTAATGGTTCAGGTCTAGCTCGAGCGCGCTGGCAAGCTGATCGGAATTGAGGTCGGCGTTGTTGTTGTCCTCGCGGATCTTCACCGGGCCGTCGGTCGGCAGCAACTCGGACCGGGCATTGGCCTGAAAGCGCAGCACGGCTTCCAGCAGCATGGGGTGCCGCACACGGCTCATCCCCTCCACAGGGGCGCCATCAGTGGTTCCCTGCGTAGTCGGAAGCTCGATCTGCAGGCCAAGCAGCTTCAGCCCGCTGGCGCGCTCTTGGATCCACGACGTGCGGCTGGTGACGTCCTCATCGACGCCACGCAGCAGATCCTCAGAAATGCGGCTAAGCTCCATGTCGTCGATTTTGTCGACCAGATTGTCGAACCAGCCCTCGGGGTTGTCGTCATTGGCCGCATCCTCGACCGGTCGACCGTCCAACGACACCGTGATCGAGCCGTCGGGGTGCTCGATGCTCAGGATGTTGCCCTTTTCGTCGTAGTCTGGCGTGTCAGACCCTTCGTCGGCGTCTTCAACGACGATTTCGGCGTCTCCAACATGGGTGGTGGTTTCGTCCTTCTCAGGGTCCACGAGGCGAAGAGAGGGGGAGAGACCGGGGGTCAAGGCCATGTTTGCATTCCCGACTGAAATTTGGACAACGGTAGCACGTGGTGCCGAAAGAAAAAAGGCGCACCGGTTAGGGCGCGCCGAGTGCTTCAAAGGAGGAGATCAAACAACCCCCACTTCCTACCCAACCCGTCAAACGTCGTAAAGGGGTTTGATTGCGGGCTTCGCGCGGGAGCTTTCCTCGATCTGCTGCAAATGCTCAGCGGATCTGGTCAGCAGGCCATTGGTCCGCATGTGGCGCAGCGCCTGAGATACGGTATCAACGAGGTCGTCGTGCTTGGCGCGGGGGAACTGCGCGCACTGGGTGATCACCTGATCGGCCCACGCCCTGTCGGGGGCGTAGATCATCCCCTCCGCGAACAGGTGCTGAACCGAATACAGGCGGGCCATCTTGTCCTGAGCCCCGGGGTTGATCAGCTGCACCCCGAAATCTTCGCCCCCGTAAAGGCGCCGAAGCTCCTGAGCCACCGAAATACCCGACGCCTTGCCCTCGACCAGCAGCAGATCCACACGCATGCGCTTGCATGTTAGGGCAACCTTGTTGACCAATTCGTGCAGGGGGAGCCTGTCAGCCCATGCGGAGATCATGACCAGCCTCGCGTGCTGCTCCGCGTAGGAGCGCCCCTCATTGATCGCCATCTCGTACAGCGTGCCGTTTCGGGACACCACCTTGGTTGGCGTGGCCACCGTGTCGGACGAAAATATCCCCCACACGGTCAGGGCCGACATGTCGTTCTCGGTCTTCTCGGTGTAGGCGGTGTCGAGGCTGGCCACGACATAGTCCATGGCGGGGTACACGTCGTGATCCCACAGCTGCCACCACTCCCGCTTGATGATGCCGCCGCCTCGAGGCTCTGGCGTCTGTTGGAATTGCCCAGCGGTCGCATATGGGCCCATCGCCTTCTCGTCTCGGTCGACCACCTCGACGGGGAACCGCTGCGGGAACAGAAGCTCCCCGTCCATTTCCCGGGGGTCGGCGTAACCCAACACAGTCGGCATAGCGCGGCTCGGGTCGTACCGCATGGGCAGCATGATGTGATCGTACCCCAGATCCTTCTCGAGGATCACGCCCGACACGTCCTCCTCGTGCAGGCGCTGCATCACCACGACAATGGCCGACGACTTGGGGTTGTTCAGGCGGGTCGGCACGGCCTCCAGAAACCACGTGTTGGTGCTGGTACGCACCGCCTCCGACGCGGCGTCGTCCACCGACAGCGGGTCGTCGATGATCACACGGTCACCTCGAGATCCCGTGATCGACCCGGCGGCTGCGGCCTGACGGAACCCCGTGGCCATGTTCTCGAACTTGGTCTTCTGGTTCTGGTCGCCGGTCAGCTTCACCCGGTCGCCCCAGTGCTTTTGATACCACTCGGACTGGACCAGCCTCCGCATGCGGAGCCCGTCACGCACGGCCAGTTCCTGAGAGTGTGAGGCGCACACATAGCGCAGGTGCGGCATGTTTCGGGGCCCCCACTCCCACGCAGGCCAGAAAACGCCAATGAGCAACGATTTCATAGTCCCGGGCGGAACGTTAACCAGAAGACGGTTATACGGCGTCCCATCCTCGAGCATGTGACCGTTTGTGATGGCCTCCAGATGCGAGCAGACGAAATCTATGTGCCACCCGTGGACGTATGCCTGTCCGGGCTCGATGATCGACCACGACTGCTTCACGAACGCGGACAGGGACAGTTCGCACTTGCGCTTGCGGATACGATCAAGCTCCGCCTCGACGTCAATCGGGGCAGAGCTTCCTGTGAGCTTGGCGATGGTCGGGTGGCGAACCAGCTTCACGTCTTGTGATGCCCCGAGATCGAGATGGCGAGATCGAGATCCTTCAGGTTTTCCTGAATGCTGTTGGCCATGCTGTTCATCATGCCCGCGAAGGTGACGAGCAGGATCGGTCCATGCGCCCCCAACTCGAACCTTTCGCCATCCTCTGCCGATTGCATCAGCTTGGCTGTAATCCGCATCATATCGATCTGATCATGCACGCGCTCGATGTAATCCGCTACGTCAGGCATGAGAACTCTCCATTGTTTTCGGTTCTGTCTTAGCGTCGGGCCGACCCCGCGTCTCCATCAACGTCATCAGCCGCCCGCTCATCTCCATAAGCTCAAGAAGG